CCGGTCAGCAGGACGTCGTCCTGCATTTAAAGCTTTGAAAGTTGCCCTCGCCGCGCTGGAGGACAAGTGACTCCGATTGATTGGATTTTACAATACGGAAGCCGTTGCCGTAGTAGCGGGCGAAAACCTCCGTGGTGGGTAGGCACGATCTGGCAGACCTGGCTATGGATAACCGATCCGAAGGGCCAGTTGAAAATGCGTTGGTTGCGCCAGGAACTTCGCAGATTGGAGGACAAGTGAAACTCTCGTATTCCCACTGGCTCGGAAATCGCAATCGATACAGAGGGCGTTACAGATATCACGTTCGTAACGTCCATCGTGCCAGTCCCGGCGGGCGCTGGTGGGTCCAACAATCCAGTCACGCATTCCACTGGTGGAGAGACTAGTTTTCTGGACCACGTCAAGCGATGGCTCGCTGGCTGCGGCTGTCGCGTACCGCACTCTCCGAGATCGCCCGATCCCTCGGCGCATCGAGGGCAGGCGCAACTGTCAGCAAAAGCCTAGATGCTAATTTGTTGTAGTAGGGCTAAGTCGATGACAATTCGTTGTCATCAACGCCAGGGGAAGCCATAACGAGGCCCGAGAGCACAACTGATTAAGTAGTATTTAATATGATCTATTAGAGGAGCAATGGGGATGATGCAACCAGCGTTGATGACATGGATTGTCATCAACCTCGAATGCACCTAGCGTTGATGACAATTCGTTGTCATCAACCTCGGATGCTTCTCTAGTGGAAAAACCAACAAAAGGGAAAATAGAGCGGTGTATTACAGCGTGTCAACCCCCTATCGAGTCTAGATCGTCTATGTCTGCCCAAAATGTCGAAAACGCTCTAAATGTGCAAAGAAAATTGGCTGATTTGAAAAAAAGTTGGGCCTCCGACTACCAATACGCCCTGAAGATGGGCCTGCGCAGAGATCGATGGTTTAACTCATGGCTCGATTGACAGCCGCCGAACTGCACGATTTATTCCTCGAGGCAGCGGCAACAGAGCGATGGTTGCCCGCATCTCGACAGCGAAGTCGTCAGACCTGGTGGCCGGCCATGCAAGGCGAATGGCTCGCCTATGCCGATCCAACGACGACGGTGAGGCTAACGCCGTCCGCCGCACAGGTCGATCGCTACTATGCCGCGATCGCACTCAGCACACAGCTCTGCGCTGAAGACAGACGATTGGTCTGGGCGGTGGCATTTAGCGCCGTCGAGCGGGCGCGCGGGCCAGCCTGGTCGCGCATCGCCAGGATCATGCACTGCCATCGGCAGACGGTCAGGGATCGATACATGAGGGCTATCGTCCGTCTGGCAATGAAGCTGAGAGCACAGGCGCAGGCGCAGGCGCAGGCTCAGGCGACACAAAGTCGCCGTTGACCAGACCGACTGAATCGCCGATGTTCCTGGCTACGATGCGCGGACTACAGTCTCGGTGGCGACGATCGGCGCCGGTCGCAGTCGCCGTTGTCGGGGCCACGCTCGCTCTCGCAGCTCACGCAACGCTAGCTCAAGCGCAGGCGTCCAATATCATGCAGTGCCGGCCAAGCACAGCGATTGCGCCTTGGCTCAGCGCCCAGCAAGAGCGCCGCGTGTGGCACGGCTTGGTGACGCGTGGGACACTGCTCGTCGAGCTGTGGCTCAGCGATAGCGGGACGTGGACGATCGTCGTCGTCGCACCCACTGGCGTAAGCTGTGTGCATCTGAACGGTGCCGCAGGCGAGATGCTGGCGGATGTCAAGACCTGACACGGTGCGATGCGGTGGCTGGTGCGGCGCAGTATTACGCTGGTGCGGTGCAATATTATATGCATCGGCCGACACTGCCCCGCGCGACGAGAACGCAAGAAGAACATAGAACGCAAGAAGAACATAGCGCCGATGCGAGCGCATCGCGAGCGCCTGGCATGGCGGGCAGGAGCTAAGTCACTGGCCGCGTTTGCTTTTTCTTTCGTTCGTCGCCGGTCGTCCGGGCCGGAGGTCATGGGTTCGCGACCTCGAGCTTGGCGGACGATCGGTCGGAAACGTAGGGAAACTGCGGCTCTCCGCGATTTGGAACGGCGACCCCCCACCCCCCCGAATTTGGGGTGCGGTCTGTATGTATATATATCCTCCCCACCGGGACTCCCTCGCTCACACAGTCTCGACACTCTTGCCGCAGCGCGTGAGCGTTGCCTGACCGCCCGAGACAGGGCGCACGACTCGGATATGCGGTCATTTTGGCTACAATGCGCGCGCCACTTCCAGATGCAATTAGGAGATTTCACGTCATGGGAACCTTTACCGTCACCGGCGACGTGAACACGCTGCCGGAGGCTTATTCTGACGCGGATGGTGGCTCGACCTCGAGCGGCATCACCGTGATCATTGACGACGCGAAGGTCGCCAACAAGCTAGCTGCCAGCCAGGTCTTGCGTGCTGTCGAAGCGCGAATCCTCAACGACACCGTTTACCCGCCGGCCTAGCCTGGTCGTCTGCGACTGGTGCGGCTCGGTCACCCGTTTGGTTTGGGTGCATGGTCATGCGCAGTGTGGGGCGTGCCATCGTGTGTTAGTCGAGTGTTGCGAGGGCGGGGTTGATGGACATTGAGATCCCGTATTCGCCCCGCCCGCTTCAGGCATACTTGCACCAGGAGGTAGCGAAGAGGCGCTGGAGTTGCCTAGTCCTGCATCGTCGGGCCGGCAAATCGGTCATGTGCATCAATCACCTCATCCGCGACGCTATAACGACGGAGGAGGATAACGCCAGGTTTGCGTTCTTGACTGGGACGTACAAGCAGGCCAAGTCGATCATGTGGGATTACGCGAAGGAGTTCACCCGCGTCATCCCTGGTGTCAGGTATCACGAGACGGAGTTGAGGGTTGATCTGGCGAACGGCTCGCGCATTGAGCTGTTGGGCGCAGATAACTACCAGACGCTTCGAGGCCGCTACTTCTCGGGCATCGTGATGGACGAGATGGCCGACATGCCCGAGCCTGTTTTGCCGGAGATTGTGCGGCCGGCGTTGAGCGATCGGCGCCCTGGCCGCAAGTTCGGCGGGGGATACATGATCGCGATTGGCACGCCGCGGGGGCACAACGCGTTCTACGATCTGTACCACGAGGCCACCGCTGCGCCGGATATTTGGTTCAGCTACCTAGCCGGTGCGTCTCAGACCGGCATCTTGCCAGAGGACGAGCTAGAGTCGGCGCGGGCGATGCTGTCGGCCGACACTTATGCGCAGGAGTATGAGTGTTCGTGGCGTGCGAACATCCCCGGCTCGATTTGGGGTAAGGAGCTTCAGTCGCTGGAGGAGAAGGACCGGATCACCGAGGTGCCTTATGACCCGGCGCGCAAGGTGCATACGGCCTGGGATCTGGGTGTAGCCGACGCGACTGCGATTTGGTTCTACCAGTCAGTGGGGCGAGCGATTCATGTTATCGACTATTATGAGGCGCGCAACGAGGGACTTCCGCATTTTGCTCGCGTCCTCGATGAGCGCGGCTATTTATATGGCCGTCATTATGCCCCTCCAGACATTCAAGTCCGTGAGCTGGGGACTGGCCGCAGCCGTATCGAGACTGCATACGACCTTGGCATCGGCTTTAGAGTCGTCCGTAAATTACCGATCGAAGATGGTCTCCACGCTGGGGCCGTGACGTTGCCGCTTTGCATGTTCGATCGCCAGGCGTGCGAGCGCGGCCTCGAGGCATTGCGGCATTATCATCGAGCCTATTCGGTGGTCGCGAGAAGTTTCAGTCGCAGCCGCCCGGTCCATGATTGGTCGAGCCACGCGGCTGACGCCTGGCGGTATCTGGCCGTTGGTCTCGAGGACGATCAGCGCATGGCTCGCGCGCCGCAGGCGCACGCCAAGATGGAGTATCAAGTCTTCGCGTGATCGCAGCGGTCGAGACCGACGCCATTGAGCTGCTGGTCGATGAGACCGACGATCCGTACATGGGGCCGGTCGACTACGAGATCGCCGCCTGGATTGAGCAGCGTGTGCCATTCACGACGAACCTCGTGCCGGCGCGTTGCATTGCTTTCCGCCGCCGCGCCGATCGTGGGATCGTATATGGCGGTGCGTTCAACGAGTTCCGCGGCCGCGACGTGCAATATCACGCGGCTTGCGACGACCCGGCCGTGCTGACGAGATCGCGGATCAGGCTGTTATTCGCCTATCCGTTCGACCAGCTCGGTGTCGAGCGCATTAGTTGCGTCGTTGCGTCGAGCAACCATCGCAGCCGCAAGGTCGTCGAGGGTCTTGGCTGGCGTCACGAGGGCGTCATCCGGCGGTTCTACGCTGACGATGAGGACGGCGTTTTGTACGGAATCCTGAAGACAGAATGTAGATGGATTTAGAATCATGGGCAAATCCGCACCGGCACCGCAACCGGCCCCGCTTCCTCCGGTTCCGCCACCGCCGCCGCCGGCGCCTGTACAGGCTGTCGGATCTGCTGTGTCCGACGTAGCGTCCGACGTAGCGTCTGGTGGAAAGTCGACCGAGGAGTTAATCAGGGGCGCTAAAACTGTGCCGGCAACGCCGCTCGATACGGCGACGGCTGGCCGGGAAGAAGAGATGGCTCAGGCTCGTAAAAAGGGCCGGAAATCAACGAAGAAGACTGGCCCGACCGGCTTGCTAACACAAGCGCCGGTGTACAAAAAAGGGCTTCTCGGTCCACAGGAAGAAGAAGAAGAATGAGCAAGCTCGCCGGCGGTCGTCCGAGTCTCGGGCCGGCTCCTCTCCCGGCGGGGTACGAACGGGTTCAGACCGGGACTCAGGTGCAGTACGTCGGGCCTCAACGCTATCGGCAGCCCGCGGAGACCATTAGCGAGAGCGAATATAAGCGTCGCCTGAGCAAGCTCGACGCGCAAGCTCCGGCGCAGCGGTGGCCTAGTGCTTGGGGTGGGGCGCAGGTCGGGCCGCTCAAGCAGTTTAAGGCTTCCTGGAAGCGGCACGAGGTGCCGATCTGGGAGATTCGACCGATCGCTACGGCAGCATCTGGCGTACCGGGTGCGCCAGCGCCGGCTAGCGCTCCGGCGCCAGCGTCGGCTAGCGCTCCGGCGCCAGCGCCGGCTGTGGCATCGCCGGCTCCTCCCTCCGGTGGCCCACAGCCGGCGCCCCCCGGCGAGCCGATCACTCCGGCGAAGAGCGTCATGCCGGCGCCCGTTGTGCTGGGCAGTGGCAAATCCGCACCGGCACCGAAGCCGCTAGGCAGGGGGCGGACGAGCAAATTCTTTGTCAAGGCGCCGACTGGCCTGATGGCTGACGAGGAAGAAGAAGCAAAGAAGCAGGCCAAATTGAAGTTGGGAGCCTGATTCATGGCGCGAAATGAGCGCGAGAGGAAGAAGGTTGTCACCCTGCTGACCCGCTTTGGGACGCTGGTCACGCAGCGCCGTGTGTGGGAGAGCCACTGGCAGGAGATCGCGGACTACATAGTTCCGCGCAAGGCCGACATCACCCGGCGTCGCACCGATGGCGAAAAGCGCACCGAGAAGATTTTCGACGGTACGGCGATCCACAGCGCGGAGCTGCTGACAGCGAGCCTGCATGGCATGTTGACCAGCGCCTCGATGCCTTGGTTTCAGCTCCGGTTCAGCGATCCCGATCTCGCCGCCAACGATATGGCTAAGGAGTGGCTCGAGGGCACCGAGCTGAAGATGTACGACGCCTTCGCCCGGAGTAATTTCCAGGAGCAGGTCCACGAGCTCTACGCCGACCTGGTCGCGTTCGGCACCGCGGTGATGATGATCGAGAAGGACGACGTCTCGCAGCTCCGATTCTCGACCCGGCATATTGCCGAGTGCTATCTGGCCGAGGATGAGCATGGCCGAGTCGACACCGTGGTCCGCAAATACAAGATGTCGCTCCGAGATGCGCGGCACCTGTGGGGCAAGGATATCGGGCCGGTCCTGGTAGCGAAGGCGAAAGATGACCCATACGAGATGCACGAGTTCGTCCACGCAGTGCAGCCTCGAGATGAGTACGACACCGGGCTGAGCGACAACCTGAACATGCCTTGGATGAGCTGCTACATCGATCCCGAGAACCACTGGCTGATCCACGAATCCGGCTACTCCGAGTTTCCATACGTTTGCCCGCGGTTCTTGAAAGCCTCTTTCGAGCAGGGCTACGGGCGCTCGCCGGCGATGACCGCGCTGCCAGACGTGAAGATGTTGCAGGAGATGTCCAAGACGACGATCAAGTCGGCGCAAAAGCAGGTCGATCCGCCGCTGCTCGTCCCTGACGACGGCTTTGTTCTGCCGGTACGCGTTACGCCTGGCGGGCTTAATTTCTACAGATCTGGCACACGCGATCGCATCGAGCCGCTGATGACCGGCGCCAACACGCCGCTGGGCTTGGCGGTCGAGGATCAGCGTCGCGAGGCCATTCGCCAGGCGTTCTACGTCGATCAGCTCATGCTCAGAGAGTCGCCGAACATGACAGCGACTGAAGTGATCAGCCGGAACGAGGAAAAAATGCGGCTGCTCGGGCCGGTGCTCGGGCGCCTGCAAGCTGAGATGCTTCAGCCGCTGATCCAGCGTTCGTTCACGTTGCTGGGCCGGCAGGCGATCGACGGCAAGCCGATCTTTGACGATCCGCCGGCGGATCTACAGGGGCGTGGCGGTCTCGACATCGAGTACGTCAGCCCGCTTGCCAAGGCGCAACGCCAGGGCGAGCTGAACTCGACGTTGAGGATGTTCGAGATCCTCAATCCGTTGGCGCAGCTCGACCCTGGCATATTCGATTACATCGACATGGACGGACTGGTGCGGTTTATCACCCGCACCGTCGGCGTCCCCGCGACGGTGTTGCGATCCGAGGGCCAGGTTCTCCAGATGCGCAAGCAGCGTGACCAGGCAGCGGAGGAGCAAGCACAGCTCGACCGGGCAAGCCAGGTGGCTGACGCCGCTGGCCGCGCCGCTCCGGCGCTCAAGGCGGTTGGCAACCTGGTACAGGGGCCGAATACCGCGTGACGCCGCAAGAGATCGCGCAATTGCGGGAAGCCTACCGCCTGGTTTTCGGCACGCCTGACGGGCAGCGCGTCCTCGCGGATTTGCAGAGTCGTTGCAATGTCACCCGCTCGACGTGGAGCGATAAGCCCCACGAGACTTATTTTCTCGAGGGCCAGCGAACAGCAGTCCTGTGGATCATGGACATGCTCAGAGACGAAGATCGTAGACAACTGCCACAAGAAACAGAGGAGTAAATTGTGAGCGATGTCGCAGAAGCTCAAGAGATAGCCCCGACGACTGAGGGGTCTGGCGAGACAGCAGCGGTAGCAGATTGGAAGGCCGGGTTGAGCGAGGATTTGCAACGCGACCCCTCGATCGCGCATATCCCCGACGTGGAGACGATGGCGAAAAGCTACGTCAACGCTCAGCGCATGGTTGGCGCGGACAAGATTGCGATCCCAGGCAAGCACGGCACCGAGGAGGAGTGGGACCAGGTCTACGACAAGTTGGGGCGTCCTGAGAACTCGGACGGATATGCCCTGGAGATGAATAATGTCCCGGATGGCATGGCCGCGAATCCCGAACTGGTCGGCTGGTTCCAGACCACCGCTCACAAGGTTGGCTTGACTCCGAACCAGGCGCAGATCCTGGCAGACGAATACAACATCATGGCCGGCGCCGCCGAGCAGTCGCCGGATGAGCGAGCGCTCGAGGCCGAGGCTCGCGAGCAGGCCGGGATTCGGGAGTTGCAGAAGGAGTACGGCAAGGCGTTCGACGCCAAGGTCAGTGTCGCCAAGGCGGTGCTGCAAGAGCATGGCGGGGCCGGTTTGCTCGAGCTGAAGCTCGAGGACGGTCGGCCACTGGGGAGTCATCCCGATCTTGTTCGCACGTTCGCGAATCTCGGGACGTATTTGCAGTCGCACCTTGGCGAGGATTCGATCGCGGGGCCGAAGTCCGACGGATCAATGACGCCGGCCGACGCGCAGCGCGAGCTTGGGAAGATAATGACGCTCGACGGGCCTTATGGCGATAGATCTCACCCTGGTCACTCGGCGGCTGTAGCCGAGGTTGGCCGATTGATGGAGTTCATACATGGAGACGACGCCGAACCGGGCGAAGCAATTTAGCGACTCCGACCTACGGGTCATGGAGTTGCGCGCGAGAGTACTCGAAGTTTCTCTGCAATCCGCGGCCGGCGGCGCGATCAAGTCGCCGGTCGCATATTGCGAGGAAATGTGGGCTTGGGTCTCAGACGTGGGACAACCGCCGACGCCGGCGGTCCCGCCGAGGAAAGCCAGGCGCGTGAAGAAGTCGGGATAACGCCAGCGTAGGCGCCCTGCTGACAGCCGGAAAGACGGCGGTCTAGTCAACCGGATCGACAGGCGAGTCCGCAATCCCGCGGATAGCTCTCCGAGAACGCTGTTCTTGGAGGTAGACGATGTCTACTCAAATAACGACAGCCTTCGTCAATCAATTCTCGGCGAACGTCGCTCTGCTGTCTCAGCAGACGGTGAGCAAGCTGCGTAAGGCAGTTCGTGTTGAGAGTGTGACTGGCGAGAAGGCTTTTTTCGACCAGGTCGGTTCCGTGGCGGCTGTAAAAAAGACGTCGCGACACGCCGACACTCCGTTGGTGACGACGCCTCATTCACGTCGGATGGCTACGATGTCCGACTATATATGGGCTGACCTCATCGACGATCAGGACAAGCTGCGGATGTTGGCCGATCCGACATCGACGTATGCCCAGGCCGCTGCATCGGCTCTGGGCCGCGCGATGGACGATGAGATCATCACCGCGGCGATCGGGACGGCCAAAACGGGTGCGACGGGTTCGACCTCGACGACCCTACCGGCAGGGCAGAAGGTCGCTCATGGCTCTGCCGGCTTGACGATTGCCAAGCTGATCAGCGCCAAGAAGATCTTGGACGCCAACGACGTCGATCCCAGCATCAAGCGCTGGATCGCTGTCAGTCCTGAGCAGATCGAGGATCTGCTCAACAACACGACTGTCACCTCGAGCGATTTCAACACGGTAAGGGCACTCGCCACCGGCGAGGTCAATACCTTCGTTGGGTTCGAGTTCATCAACTCGAATCGGCTCAACACGGATTCTACTCCTAGCAGACAGGTGATCGCCTGGGCTGAGGACGGGATCACGTTGGCCCTGGGGTCCGACATCAAGACCAAGATCGACGAGCGGCCCGATAAGTCTTATTCCATGCAAGTCTTCGCCCAGCTAACCGTGGGCGCGGTAAGAATGGAAGAAGAGAAGGTCGTCGAGATCGCGTGCAACGAGTAACTAGGAAAGGATGGACAGATGGCTAATGTGAACAGCGACCTCGTCACGAATTTCCTGGCGAGTCCACCGACCCTTGCCCCCACCTATCAGCTTGGGGGATCGATGAGGGTCGCTTGCGGTACGATAGCTCTCGGCTCTGGCGATCTATCGGCCGACGACACCGTGATGTTGGCGCAGATCCCGACCAACGCGTCGATCGTGAGCATTAAGCTCTACAACGACGACTTGGATTCGGGAACGACCAACACCTGTAACGTCGGTCTTTACACCGCCGACGGCGACGTAACGGCCAAAGATGCCGACATCTATGCGTCCGCGATCACCGACCTCCGTGGGGCGGTGCTCACGGGCACAGAGGTCGCGTTCGAGGCTAGGAACGTGAACCTCATGGGCCAGAGGGTCTATGAGGATGCTGGCGACTCCACAGATCCGGGCGGGTACTACCTCGTCGGGTTGGCGTTTCCGGCGGCAGGCGATACGGGCGGGGATTTGTCCTGGCTGATCACCTACATCACCGACTGACGATCTGGAGGGGGGGCTTGCCCCCCCTCCTTTTCACACGGGATCAAGGGCTTAGCGGAAACAACTTATCTGCATGTAGGGCGAATGCATGACGTCGAACGTCGATATCTGCAATTCCGCGCTGAATATGGTCGGCGCGAGCGTCATCACCGCGTTGACCGAGGACACCAAGGCGGCGCGGGTTTGCAATCAGCGCTATCCGTTTGTGCGCGATGCGGTGTTCCGCGCGCATCCCTGGAATTGCCTGATCCGCCGGGTCAAGCTCGGGCAGGACGCAACGGCGCCGGCCTATAAATACGCCTATCGCTACACGCTTCCCTCCGATCCGTACTGCCTACGCGTGCTGACGATCTCCGATGATGGAGCGGACGAGCGCCGCGACATCGACTTCAAGGTTGAGGGCAATCGGTATCTCTTGACCGACGAAGGCACGGTCTACATCCAGTACGTCTCGCGCGACGAAGACCCGAATCAATACGACGTCCTGCTGACCGAAGCGCTGGCGGCTCGCATGGCGAGCGACATCGCCTACCCTCTCGTTGGATCGTCGGCGCTGAGCACTAATCTGTTTGCGATATACGAAATCAAGTTGAAGGAAGCTCGCTTCGCCGACGCGCAAGAGGGGTATCCCGATGACATCGTCGCCGATACTTTCACCTCGGCGCGATTCTAATCTATGGCGCAAGCGTCCCCTGCGTTCACGGCGTTCACCGCTGGCGAGTTCTCGCCGCGTCTTCACGGCCGCACCGATCTGGCAAAATATTCTAGCGCCGCCGAGGAGATCGAGAACTTCATCGTTCATCCCCACGGCGGTCTGACCCGCCGGCCTGGCACCGAGTATATCGGCGAGGTCAAGGATTCCAGCGCGATCACCCGGTTGGTCCCGTTCGAGTTCTCGACCACTCAGGCGTATGTGCTCGAGTTCGGCAACCTGTACATGCGGGTCTACAAGGACGGCGGCAGGGTTGTCGACGCTAATGTAACCGTCTCGGGAGCGACCAAGGCGAACCCCGCGGTGATCACCGCGACATCGCACGGGTATTCCGACGACGATCATGTCGTCATCTCGTCCGTCGCCGGGATGACGCAGATCAATGACCGCACCTTCAAGATTGCCAACAAGACGACGAACACGTTTGAGCTGAGCGGCGTCGATAGCCGCGACTATTCAACCTACAGCTCCGGTGGCGTTGCCAATGTCGTCTACGAGATCGCGACGCCGTACACGTCGGCGCAGCTCCGGGCGCTCAAGTTCGCTCAGAGCGCAGACATCATGTACGTCTGCCATCCCTCCGTCTCCACGAGAAAACTAACTAGGACCGGCCATACCGCGTGGACGCTGACCGAGGTCGTCTTTGGCAATGGTCCGTTTCTCGCCTCGAACGTGACGACGACGACAATCACGCCCGACGCTCGAAGCGGAAGCGGTGTCACGCTCACGGCTTCTACGTCGACATTCGCCTCGACCGATGTCGGTCGCCAGGTCAAGATCTTCAACGGATACCTCACCATCACCGGATACAGCTCGGCGACGGCGGTCACGGCGACGGTCGGCACGATGCCAGACGGGAGCGTCGAGATCCTGCCGACTTACACGGCGGCGACGGTCAGCTTCCATGAAGGCGACCCCGACGCCACAGGTCTCGAGCACAACGATCGGCTCCACGACACGGCGCGGAACTTCGTCGATCAGGGCTTCACGACCAACATGGTCGTCACCATCTCGGGGAGCACAAGCAACAACAAGTCCGTAAAAATTGTCCAGGTGACGGACGACACGATGCTGCTCAAGCCGGCCGACGATCTCGTCGCCGAGGCCGCTGGCGATACTGTCACGATCGTCGGCACGCTGGGTGCGACCGCCGACTGGGCGCTTGGATATTGGTCAACCACGGATGGGTTTCCTGGATCGGTCTCGTTCTATGAGGAACGCCTCGTCTTCGCCGGCTCGACTAACTATCCGCAGACACTGTGGTTCTCGAGCGCGGGCGATTATGAGAACTTTACCGGGGCCGAGGTCGATGGCGCGGTCCTCGATACGAATGCGCTGACGTATACGATCGCGTCGAACCAAGTGAACGTGATCCGCTATCTATCGGCGACCAGATCCCTGCTGGTCGGCACTGTCGGTGGCGAGTTCGCGGTGCGAGCGTCGGGAACGGATCAGCCGCTGACCCCGACCAACGCGCAAATAAAACGGCAATGCAGTTACGGCTCTGCGGACGTGAGACCGGAGCAGGTAGCCAACGTCACTCTGTTCCTCCACAGGAACGGGCGCAAGCTCCAGGAGCTGCTCTTCGATTTCGATAGCGACTCTTATAAAGCGCCCGATCTGACGATCCTGTCTGAGCATATCACCGAGAACGGCATCGTCGAGATGGCGTATCAAAAGGAGCCGGATTCAATTTTGTGGTGCGTGCGTGACGACGGTGTCCTCGCCGCTATGACGTACCGGCGGGATGAGGATGTCGTCGCTTGGCACCGGCACAAGATCGGCGGGAAGTTCACGAAATCGGGAACCGACTACACCTACGGACATGTCGAATCGATCGCCTCGATCCCAGGCACTGCGAGCGAGGACGAGCTGTGGGTCATCGTCGCCCGCACCGTCGACGTCCCACTTTTGTTGAGCGCCGGCGCCGATACGACGAACGATCGGGTCAACAGCGCCAATCATGGTTTGAGCACGGGCACCGCCATCACGTTCACAACCAATGGCGTGGTGCCGACTGGGGCGCAGAAGGGGGACTCCAGCAACACGTTCAAGGCCGATGGTGAGACGGTCTATTACGCTCGCAACGTCTCGACCAATGTGTTCTCGATCTTCATCGATTCTGCTGGCGCGGCTGCGGATACCGAGGCGAAGAAGATCGGTTTCTCGACTGCTGGCACCGGCACGATGAGCGTCTATGCGGAAACGAGAACGACGGCGACCAAGCGATTCGTCGAGAGATTTAAGAGCTTCGATTTCGGTACGGACGTGGCTGACGCCTTTTTCGTCGACAGCGGTTTGACGTACTCGGGGAGCGCGGCCAGCACACTGACCGGCACCGAGCATCTGCGCGGCTTCGACGTCGAGATGCTCGCCGATGGGGCCACTCACCCGACCCGGCATCCGGGTGCCGATCCATCGCAGATCGTCCTCGATCGGACGACGACAAAATGCCACATTGGGTTGCCATTCACCTCGCATCTATTGACGCTGCGCGCCGACATTGGCTCGCAGGAGGGGACCAGCCAGGGCAAGACCAAGCGGATCTCTGACGTCACCGTTCGGCTGTTCCGTACTGTCGGGCTGCTGGTCGGCGAAAGCGCGACGGTCAACGATCGCGTTCCCTTTCGCGACAGCTCGATGGCGATGGACACAGCGGTGCCGCTCTTCACCGGGGACAAGGACGTCGAGTTCGACGGCGGTTATGGGCACGAGGGTCAGGTCTACATCGCGCAGGACCAGGCTCTGCCGATGACGATCGTCGGTGTCTATCCGAGATTGCAGACGTTCGATCGTTGAGGCTGACACAGTTCGAGGTTGCTCACGCTGACGAGGCGTTGGGCGAGGCGCCGGTTCCTAATTTCCATCACTACCTCATGCAGATGCGCGTGGAGGGTATGAGCTGGTCGGCCGAGATTGACGGCCTGGTCGTCGCTAGCGCTGGGCTGGTCCCGCTATGGAGCGGCGTTGCCGAGGCGTGGATGATCTCCGGTGACGAGATCGATCGGCACGCGATCAAGATCGCGCGGACGTTGAGGACAAAGCTCGAGGACATAATGTGGCAGCGATCGATCCACCGGGCGCAGGCAAATATTCACTGCCAATTCGGACGGGCGCTCCGTCTCGCCGAGTGGCTCGGTTTCGAGAATGAGGGGTTGATGCGCCGGTTTGGCGTCGAGGGCGATGACTATTTTCGTTACGCGAAGGTGATTGATGGCGATTAAAGCAGTTCTAGCCGCCGTCGCCGCGGCGACAGCGGTCATCGGCGGCGTCATGGCGGCACGCTCGTACCGGCGGTCGGCGGGTGTCGAGATGCAGGTCGGTGAGTTTAATCAAAAAGCCGCCGAACGCGACGCCAAGATCGCAGAGACGGCAGCTCGCGAGAGCCAGCAAACGGCCCTCATGCAAGCGATGAGCGATGCACGAGAGTTTCGGAATTTGCAAGCCAGCACTGAATTAGCTCTTCAGCATCATGGGTGGCAGCAACAGGACGGCACGCCAATTGCGCAGCTCGCGTACAACGCGGATCAATTCGAGCAGCAACAGGCGGCTAATCTACGCAGTGCGGTGACGGACGAACGCAATTTCCTAGATAGAGCGGTGCAGGATCGTATGCGCGGGGATCTCGAGATGCTAGTGGCGCGGAATAACGCCGCCGCCCTGCAAACTAAAGCGGCGACCTCCCTTCTGGGGGGTATCACCGGCGCGGCCAAGGTCTACATGGGGACGCGAATCGGTTGAGAATGTGGAGTCTCCTACAGGCATAAGACGTCATGGTTGAAGTCCCCAGGTTTACAGCCGCGAGGCCCAGCGACACTACCGCTGCCGCCGGTCAGCGATTCAGCTTCAAAGTGCCGGCCGGGGCTTTGTCAAAGGCCCAGACTACGCTGGCCCAGGCGTATAGCGGATTTGCAGATGATGCGGCGCGGTTGGGCGCGGTCGCGATGCAGTTGCATCGTGACGATATCGTTGCGAAAGCATCCGTTGCCATGAGCGCCGAGATCGACGCGGCGGCAACCTCGGCTCAACAGCAGGATATTGCCAACCCTGAATATGAAAACAGCGGCGGCGGTATACTCGGTTTCTTTAATGAGCAGATATCCTCGATTCTCGGCCGTGTGGGGGAATACTCTGGCGACCCGCTCACACGTCGGCAGATCGGCGCCGCCGTGGCGCCACGCGTTGCTGCGGCGCGCACTACTGTAACTAAGGCCAACACCAACCGACTGATCGATGGGAGTAGGGCGGCGCTCAACGAGGGTCGCCACGCTAATATTCGCCAAGCGGCTGCGGACCTCCCTCTCCACTGGGCCGGCACCGAGGCTACGTTGCCAGCCACGGTGCAGACGACAATCGAGGCAGAAGAGGCCGCGCAGAAGAAGGCCGCGAATCTTGGCATTATAACAGCGGAGCAGGCCGGTAAGAATATCCATGAGTTTCGAGGCGATATTGCCGAGTATGCGGTGGACGCGCAGAACAACGCAGCGCAGACGACGGAACAGGTTTCTCAGCTAATTGACTTGCTAGACGATCCCGAGCGGTTCTTTTGGCTGAGACCAATAGATCGGGAGAGGCTGAGAGCTAACCTCCTGAATAAACACACTCGTCTATTGGCGGCTGAACTCCGAGAGGAAACTGCTTCTCGAACGGCTGCTAGAGCAGCGTTGAAAGACCGACAGGCAACACGTCTATCGACGCTGTTAGATAGGGTCTTCAGTGCTCGGAAAGGGGAAGTCGATGATGCAGGCGAGTCGGTTATGCCGACTCAGGAGGAGATTCTTTATCTTGCCAATCTCGATGGTGGCCTAGGTCTCGCGGCCGGCAAAGTTACAATGCTGATGAACATGATCAACGATAAGGGGATTAGGGAGAGCGATCCCGAGTTCGTCGCCGATCTCTACGAAGAGGTCTTTGCGATTATGGACAATCTCGGTCTTTCGCAGGAGGAGCGTAAGGCCGCGATTGCCAAGCAAATTGATCGTTCTGACCGCCAAATTGGCAAGGCTTTCGGATCGAGGATAACGATCCAGGATCATGTTGCTTTTATGAAGTGGGCGCATACCCTCTCAGATGAGGAAGTAGTAAGTGGGGAGATCGCAGACAATCTGAAGCTCGTCGTAGATAACGTCGCACCGCGTAACCTGCTCGGGTTTTTCGATGATAGTAGCGATGTCTTTCGTGAAATGCACGCGCGCAAGGTTTACTTTGAAGGTCTTGCCCTAGGCATGACGCCGCCTGACGCCGCGACACGGGCATTGAAGACTGTCGGGGTGACGAGGGGGGATGATGGCAGTCTTTCCGGCTCTGGAATTGTGCCCTGGTACCCGTCTGATCTCCCCCAGACGTTTTCCCTCTCCCCGACGTTAGTCGCCACTATAAGCGCTGTCGGGATGACTCCCCAGTGGCCGACAGAAGTGACCATGCCCCAGGTCGAAGACTGGACTCTCGAAGATGTTGCCAAAGCGAAGACCTGGGCGGGGACAAATACAGCCGCCCTCGGCCCGCGAGGGTTTGCGGCCCTGCTGGAGCAGATCGACGCTATCGAAGCCTATGTGAGAACGAAATAAGATGGCTGAAATCTACGTTCAGGCGCCAGGCGACAAGGGATCTCTTCTCAGGCCGGGTGGTCCTCCTGTCGACCTCCCAGTATGGGAAGGCGTCGTCTCGGATGAGCCTGCTCAGGGCGAGCCGCCGGCTGGGCAGGAGGAACCGGTGCCGGAGATCCTCTCTGAAGAGCCTGAGCCTGCGCCCGCGGAGCAGCCGGCGGCACCCGCCGAGCTGGGGACCGCGCCTGTAGAATCGGATGACGTAGGCTTACTCGAGGACGTAGATCCGTCCGACGGCGATTGGGTTCTGGAAGTTCATGGCCCACAGGCCGATGCTCGCGAGCTGGCTGCTCACAGTTCCGCTGCGGAAGTGATGGGCGAGAAGGGCATCGATCCCCGAAACCTGGCCGGCAGCGACGAAGACTTCGCTCGGGTGCAGGAGCTATGGGACGATATGTGGCAACCATATCGGATCGTGGCCCGCGAGATCGGCGATATAACCGCGGAGGGTGTCCGCGACGCAAACAACGAGGCAGGCAACGCGATCGCAAAAGCCTTGTGGGGGACTGCACAGGGGTTTCTCGATGTCACCGATGAGATGGCCCAGGTCGTTGAGGAATTTGTCGGGTGGAATCTCTACCTCGTGTCGGACGATGACGGCATTCGCCTGGTAGACGAGCGGCCCGCAGATTACGAGCCGATTGTGATCCCGAAGTTCTTCACCGAGCCGGAGACGGAAGTCGGTCAGATGGGCGCCGGTATTCTTCAATTCGTATTCGCGATGGCCGCGACCTCGATGGGGACGCTGGGCACGATCCCGTTCACAGCCGGCCGATTCATATCCTACGGCGCTGTCGCCGATGCGCTCTTCGATCCTGAAGAGGGCAATTTCTCCACCATGTTGATGGATATCGGCGTCGAGCCGAATGCTGTCCTCGAGTTCCTAGGCACGCCGATCGGTGACGACGCAGACGCCGCTGAGCGTTTGGGCCAGCGACTGAAGACAGCGTTGGAAGGTGGGCTTATCGGTCTACCCTTCGACTTGGCGCCACTGTTGGCACCGCTATTGTTCAAGGCCATCCGCGCGCTGAAAGAGAACCCCGCGATGAGCAAAGCAGTTCGTCATCTGCGGGAGTTTGCGGTTGGTGGCGTCAGGACAGCCCAGCAGCGGTACGCCGCTGGTAAGTCGCCAATCCCGATGGGAATGTCGATCGAGGATGTCGGGCCGTCTGTCGTTACAGCGGCGCGCTCGATCGAGGAGGTTAGAGCTGATACTCGCCAAGGAGCTGAGATTGTAGCGGAGCGGCTCGACGTTCTAATTCCTGAGAGCAATAGAGTATGGGGCGGTAAGACGTATCGCCCCCGCCAACCGGAATATCTGGGTGGGCGTCCCTGGTCGGAGTTAAGCGCCGAAGAGTTGGCCGCACCTGGCCCTGGA